AAATCTTTAATTAATAACATCCCGAATAAATCAATCGTAGATGCATTGAAGAACGTTGTTGAGGAAAATCCAACTTCTTTAATTCCTATCAATGATGGTAGTAGGGAAAACAAGGTTCCGTCTAGAAAGGATAGGCGGGCCAAAAACAAACTTACAATTGGGCTACCAATTGTTAGTTCTGAAAACAAACCACATGTTGATGATTTTGATAAGAATACTTGTGCTAACTTTGAAATAAAGGAAGCAACGTTTAAAAATATCAAAGTCAACAAATCTGATGAAGCAGCCAAATTGAATTTCAACGCGTTAACAACCGATTCAACACAATTGGTTATGGGTTTGGTGCACTTATGTGGCCGCAAGGTTACGTATGAAGTACCAAGAATGTGTAGTAATTCACATGAATCATTAGCCTCATTGCGCACTTTATACACTTGGATTTCGGCCAAGGCCAGCCATCTGTACGGTAGAACTGTTTTCATAGGCAACTCACCCAGGAATTTCCACGCCGGTTTTAACAAACCTTACATTTTGCCAAGGCGTGTACACAGCTATTTTACTGGTAAGGATCGCGATTTTTACCTAAAACTGGACGCTGGGTTATTCCCCATCTGGGCTTATGTCCATTATTGCTTGAATTTTGATTGCGAAACAGACCTAAAACTCAAGCAAGCGCACAACAACTTTTTATTTTGCAGCGATGAAATGCATTATGAAGGCACTTTCGAGTGGATGATGGATTATTTAGGTTACAAAGGCATCGTGTACTTTACAACACATTTGGTCAATTATTATGGCCAAATCACGTTCGGCAATTACGTTTTAGGACAAGTGACCCCAAGCGCCAAGGGTGAATGCACTTTCTCATTTGTCGACTTCAAGGTCAGCAGTTGGACGCACAAGCCTTTGAACGCTTTGAAAGGTAAGAATATGACTATAGTTCAGGCGAAAGACGTTTTCCGAACCAACTCAGATGTTAAATTGGTCATTGAGTTAATAGCATCAACAGATTTAGGGGCCACCTCATATGTTTTGTATAGTTTTAGGCTAGCTACAGAACATGACCTACAATATTTGGTGCAAACAACAGTGGAAACGCAAACTCGCATTGGGTTGGTGGCTATGTTGGACGAGGCTAACTTTGATGCTACAGCCGCTGATGTTCAAGGTACATTTAAATTGCAAACCTTTAAGGACACCCTAATGGTTAAAATGTCAACTAATGAAATTAGGGTTATCAGTTACGAGCCAAACACGGCAAATTTCGTTTTTGGAGAACCTGAGTTGTTTTATTGTGAGAAACAAATTCTAGCTATGCCCAAAATAGTGTTCTTAAACATATATAGATTGGTTTTGCT